AAAATCGTCCGACGGAGTGCTAGATATTTGTCCACTAAAAATTGAGCCTGAAAAATATAAAAACGCAACACCTGATAAGGTTTGTATCAATTGTGATACTTTACGTTGGTGTGATGAATGCTGTCGTGAATTTTGGCTAAAAGAAATTGAATGAGAATGAGGAGGATTAAGTAAGTAAATGGGTGTAGCAGTTCTTATTTTAGGTGAAAGCGGTTCTGGTAAATCAGCGTCACTTAGAAATTTCAAGCAAGAGGATGTTGGCATCCTAAATGTGGCATCTAAGCCGCTACCATTCAGAAATGTAAATAAGCTACAGAGTATGAATAAGGCAACATATACCAGTATCAAAGGCGCAGTATGTAGCGGTAAGAAGCTAAGTTGGGTCGTAGATGACGCTCAGTATCTTATGGCATTTGAAAGCTTTGATAAGGTAAATGAAGTTGGTTATACAAAATTTACGACAATGGCTAAGAACTATGAGGATATGTTGCGCGTTGTTCAGGAAGATACCAGTCCTGACACGATTGTGTATATCATGCAACATATTGACACTGATGAAAATGGCAAGGTAAAGGCTAAGACGCTTGGTAAGATGTTAGACCAACAACTCACCGTAGAGGGACTGTTTAGCATTGTCCTACTATGTAAAGCAGATGATCGCAAGCACTATTTTATCACGCAGTCTGACGGCTCGAATCCGTGTAAGTCGCCAATGGGTATGTTTGATTCTCTTGAGATTGATAATGACCTAAAGATGGTTGATGATACAATCAGAGAATATTATGGGCTAAGAAAGGCAAGTGCGCTCAAGGCTAAATCTACTACTCCAGCTAAAAAAGCTGAGTAAAATATAAACAATCTATTTATTAAAATCAAATTAAAGCGAGGTTAAATTTATTATGAAGCGAATCAATAACTGGGAAAATATTCAGGAAAGCACATCTTTTAAGCGCCTAACACCAAATGGCTATATTTGCAAAATTCTGAAGGTAGAAGATCATCCTGAGAAGGAATACCTAAAGATTTATTTTGATATTTTCAAGGGTGATGACAAGGGATATTTCAAGAAGCAGTATGACGGCGATACACGCAAAGAACGCAAGTGGCCTAATGCTGGCACATTCATTCGTTCTTACAAGGATTCTGCGGCATCTATGTTCAAGGGATTCATCAATGCTATTGAACGCTCAAACAAGAGCTATCAGTGGAATTTTGACGAAAAGACGCTTGTCAATAAGGTCGTTGGTCTAATCATTGCAGATGAACAGTATCAGAATCAGAAGGGGCAAGTTCGTGTCCGTAACTATGTTGCCGCTGTCCGTTCTGTTGAAACCATCGAAAAGGGCGAATATGAGATTCCTGCACTAAAGGAGCTAACCACCACTAAGACTACAACTGCTCCTGCTAATGACCCCATCCCTGATTTTGGTGATGTGTTCAATACTGCGTCTACTGATACGCCTACTCCTGCTGAATCAGAAAATCCTTGGGATGATTCCGACGAGAATCCATTTAGCTAAAGCATAAAATATTAAAGGCGGGATTGTCAAGCCCGCCTTTTTATTATATAATAGCTGTGAGGTGATAAATATGCGACTATATAACGGGAATTGCATGGACGTGTTAAAACAAATCAATATTCCAGATAACACTATTATTGTAACAGACCCACCATTCAATATTGGTTATCATTATAATCAATATAAGGATAATATGGATGATGCTCAATATTATGAAATGTTAACATTTTTACTTGATATTGCACCATGCGTCTTTATTCATTATCCAGAAGCATTATATAAATTATCTGTACTATCTGGTAAAATTCCAAACAGAGTTGTATCATGGGTATATAATAGTAATACCGCTAAACAGCATAGAGACATTGCATTTTATGATGTTAAGCCAAATTTTAATCAAGTAAAGCAACCGTATAAAAATCCAAATGACAAGCGTATTAAACAGAGAATTGCCGATGGCAAATTGGGCGCGAAATTGTACGACTGGTGGAATATCAATCAAGTAAAAAATGTAAACAAAGAAAAAACGGCGCATCCGTGTCAAATGCCACTTGAGGTGATGAAAAATATTGTTGGTATCTTGCCAGAAGATTCAATTATTATTGATCCATTTATGGGCAGTGGCACAACAGGTCTTGCTTGTAAAGAACTGAACAGAGATTTTATAGGCATTGAATTAAACGAGGAATATTTCAACATAGCGAAAGATAGACTACAATAGACAGTCATGAGGTGATGACGCTTGAATAGATTTTTATGTATATCCCAACTGCAAGAGCTGCGAATTGACATATATCAGACTCATATGAAAATCAAATTCAGCGTCATCGCCAACAATCAATGTCTCACCATGAGCCAAACATTAAGCCGCAAATGGAATGAGCCGCAAATCAAATCATGGTTGGCTGTGGCGCAATATACCCATCCACGAGTAGACAGCTATATATATGTCAAAAACAAACATTATTATACAATGAAAAAATCTGATATACCCACTAGGCTATTGATATCAGGCAATATCAATGAATGGAAAAAATCATTGTATTATAATGTACAATATTGCCGCATAGTTGAAGATAATGCGCCTGATAGCATGAATATAGAAATGGATGGACAATGGATTGATTCAAGCCGATTCTTGAATATATGTGGTGATTCTCCTAGGGTATTTAATGTTAAGCGTCCTGGCGGTTGTGAAGGCTGTATATGCCGATTGCGGCTTGAATATTATGCAGGATATAGCATAAAGCAAAATCGAGTTGTAACGCATCCTAGTGGTCTTAGAGTGGTTGATTGTAAGAGGACAGATGCGGCTATGAGCCAAGAAGAAATTGATAAGGGGATGTTAGAATATGAGATAATTTCCTCTTGACAACCTCCTATTTCTATGCTATAATTAAGTCAACAAATGAAACGGGAGGTTGTTTTATGAGCAAGTCATCTAAAATTAAATGCCGCCAATGCGGTAAATCAAGGACAAAACAAGATGCAATCGAATATAAGCCTAAATTCTATTTCTGCTGTGAGCAATGTAAGCAGGATTATATCAATGCCCATACCACCAAACCTAAAGCAGAATCAAAAGATGATAGGCGTAAATTGCTGGATTATATACGCCAAGTTGCGCCTGATGCTAATATGCGACTTGTAGGCATACAGCTTGCGAAACTAATGAGCGATAATCCGGATATGACATATGGCGGCATTGCTTATACAATCAGATATATCCAAAAAGAGCAAGGATTGGACATATCTAAATCGCCACTTGGACTGGTCAAATATAAATATGACGAATGCAAAAAATATTATACTTGGCTAAATCAGGTAAGGCAGAATATACAGCAATGGCAAGCTGAAGATGGGGTTGAGACGATTGTGAAAAGAAATGATGAGGAGGATGTGTTTGGATAATGCTCTATGACCAAAATTCTGTTAGGTTGCTATTGGGTTGTTTGCTAATCAAGCCTTCTCTTGCTATTTCTGATACGTACCCATTGAGTCGTGAAGATTTCACGGTCAATTTTCACCTCAGATTGTGGCAGGGCTGTGTCGCTTTGGCTAAGCGTGGAGCTGAGTCCATATCAGCACTAGACCTCTATATGCTATGTAAGAACAACAAAAGGGTAGAGGATATATTCAAGCTGAATCAACTAGACGATTTCATTGATACAGTCAAGCAGCTTGCTAATGTGGGCAATTTTGAGGTTTATTACAACAATGTGCGCCGTGCCACATTACTCAAAAGCTACAAAAACGCTGGTTACAACGTAGACAAATTTGAACAAGATGATAAAGCAACCATAGAGGACATAGTACAATATTTTGACGCACAGCAGATAGCTATAAAAAAGCAATTCTACAAAGATAAAGATATAGATGAGCTAAAAGCTGGCGACGGATTTGAAGCGATTAAAGAGGGCTTTAAGGCAGAGCCGCTATTCGGCGCAACGACCTTTAGCGAATATTTGAACACAGCTGCTAGAGGTTGGATTCCGGGACAGCTATCTATCTATTCAGTCGGCTCAGGTGTAGGCAAGTCAACTATCGGCTTAGCCAACCTTGTACAAGTATGTTGTCCTAGAATATATGATATGGACAAAGGGCAATATATAGATAATCCATGTTATCAGCATAAGGCTGGTCTATATCTCCAATTTGAGATGGCTGGTGATACTGAAATCACACCTAAGATTGTGGCTACAATTAGCGGCGTGCCATGCTTTAGCATCTTGAATGGGCGATATGAGGAAGGCGAAGAAGAACGTGTGGATGAGGCTATTAAAATCTTGCATGAATCTAAGCTATATATCGTCACTATGCCTAATTATACGGTTGATTTGATTGAATCGTATGTAAAGGATTATGTGGTAAACAAAAATGTAGGCTATCTTTGTTATGATTACATTGTTGAATCATCATCTGTATCAAGCGATTTGGCTAAAAAGAATGGCGTGTCTACTCGTTCAGATCAAGTGCTATCTGGTATAGCAAGTAAGCTCAAGGATTTAGCTGTTGAATATAATATTGCTGTCTTGACATTTACTCAGGTTAATGCTAATGCTATGACACAGGAAATTATGGATAGCGGTGTTGCAGCTGGTTCAAGAGCAATTCAGAACAAGGCTGATGTAGCTGGCGTAATTATGCCGTTGCGCCGTAAAGAGCAAGAAATAGCTGATATGATGATGGAAAAATATCCTGATAAAACAAAACCAAATCGCGTACTGCATATCTATAAAATGCGGTTCTCTCAAGTTGAACAGGGTATTAAAATATATTTTCATCTTGATTTGAATACTGGACGAACAAAGGATTGTTTTGTAACGAGCAAGTTCGACAATCCAATACAGCTTCAAAGAACAAGGTTGATATATGCAAAATGATTGACATTACATCTCTTAAATCCCAATTAACCGACGACCGTATCATAGAGCTAATGGGTGCTATGGGTGCGCCATTGATGAAGGCTGATAGCAACAATCTGATATTTCCAAGTATATGTCACCATGGGGCAGATGCTATAAATCACCGCCCCAAATTATGGTTTAACCAAGAGCGGCAAGTATTCCATTGTTGGGTATGCGGATTGCATACGGATGCTATTGGTTTAGTTCAGCACGTCAAACATCTTGACTTCAATCAAGCTGTCTCATATATATGTTCTGTCCTGCATCTACAAGTAGGGCAAATAGAGCAAAATGAACAGATTGATAATTGGGCTGAATTACGCCGCTTTTTACCTAATGCCGAGCCAGAGACAGATAAGCTCTTGACATATGACAAGTCCATATTATCTCTATTTGACCATTTATATCCGCAAGAATGGCTGGATTACGGCATTTCAGCAGATACACTTGATAAATTTGGTATAGGATGGTATGCGCGTCAGGCGTGTATATCCATACCTGTCGTGTTTAATGGGCAATTAGTAGGCGTAAGGGGGCGATATACAAGAGAACAAGATATAGCTAAGGGCAAATATAGACCAATATGTACATTAGATGGTACAGTATTAAAATTCCCATCATCTGCTTGTCTATATGGCTATGACCAGAATAAAACCGCTATTGAAAAGTCGCGCCAAGTAGTGCTATTTGAATCAGAAAAAAGCGTACTCAAGTCACCTCAATACGGTATAGATAATTCTCTAGCCGTCTTTGGCTCTAATATAAGCAAACAGCATATTCAGCTATTACTTGAGCTTGGTGTGAATGATGTGGTTATAGCATTTGATAGCGATTATCATCAAGTAGGTGATGATGAATTTAAATTCTTTGTTGTTAAGATGAAGAAATTAGCGGCTAAGCTAAAGCCGTATTTTTCAGTCAACATAATCTATAACAATCAAGGCTATGATATGTATAAATGCAATATTATGGATATACCATATGAGCAAGCAATGAAATTATGGGAAAGTAGGGTAAGAGTATGAGAACAGAAAAAAGGGTATTAGACCCATGTTGCGGAAGTAGGATGTTCTGGTTTGATAAAAATAATCCAGATGTTGAATTTTGTGATTGTAGAGAGTTAAATGCTAATCTATGTGATGGGCGCAAACTAATTATTAAACCAGACATTATTACTGATTTTACTAATTTACCATTTGATGATAATACTTTTTGGCACGTTGTATTTGATCCTCCACACATGATTACACTTGGAGAAAATTCATGGATGGCAAAGAAATATGGTGTACTTAAAGAGGATTGGGAAAAGACGCTACACGATGGATTCTCTGAATGTATGAGGGTCTTAAAGCCAAATGGAACGCTAATTTTCAAATGGAACGAAACGGACATTCCTGTATCAAAAATAATTCGAGTTATTGGATACGAGCCAATGTACGGACATAAATCTGGTAAATTACAGAAAACACATTGGATGGCATTTATGAAAGAGAGATAATGTTATGAAAAGCGAATGTAAATATGCACATGAATGCCGGTATCAACGATATGTGGATGGCAAAGAGCGCACTGTAGTTAGGATAGAATGTTGGGCTACTAAAGATCTATTTGAATGTACTGAGCAATGCAGAGAAAATGATGAAATCTACAATATGCTCAAGCCGAAACTGGACAACGACGATATTCTACAATACGAATATTATTATGACGAGATAATTAAATCTATTGCCCTAGCATATCGTTCTGGTTATCTTAGAGCTAAGGAAGGTAGATCATTTAAGATTGGAGGAGAGAAAGAATGATTGAATGGCATAAAGTAACAGATGAATTGCCGCCTTATGATACAACTGTACGGATAGCTGTTAAAGCAGAAGATAGATATGCTTCAAAAAACATTCTGAAAGCAAGGCTTTTGAAAGCATTTGGAGACAATGTGTGGTATGGTATTGGAGATTGGCGATATGTTCGATATGTCGAGGATAATGACCAATGGGCATATATCAACTTGCCAGAAAAGGATGGTGATTCAGATTAAGATTCATCCGCTACTTGATTCCCTTAATGAAGCTACATTTTTAAGGGATTTACTTCATGCCTACGAAATATCCGATGTTGACGCATATCTAAATCCAGATAGCATTGAATATCAATCGCCCGATATGTATAAGAATATGGATGTAGCTGTTGATATGTTTCATGAATATGTAGGTAGAATTGGTATTGTTATTGATTCCGATATGGACGGCGCTTGCTCTGCCGCCATTGCCTATATGCTATGCAAAGAATATCATTCAGATATAGAGCCAATTATCTTTGCCCATACCGGCAAACAACATGGGTGTACTGACCTATTACCAGATATTCTTGCCGCAAATATTGACACGCTCATTATTCCCGATGCTGGGTCGAGTGAGGTTGATGCTTGTAGAGAACTATATGAACATGGCATCAAGGTTATTGTTCTTGACCACCATATCATTGAAAAAGAGAATAAACATGCGGTTGTAGTTAATCCATATCGAGCTGATAATGCGCCGAATATCAATACAGATATTAGCGGTACAGGCGTTGTAGAAAAATTTGCTTGTACACTTGGCTCAACTCAATCTTTCAAAGATTTAGTAGCAGTTAGCCTAATATCTGATATTTGCAGCTTACGTTCGCCTGAGAATCGCAAATATGTATATGACGGCTTGACTAATCCAACTAATCCATTCATCAAATACTGCTTAGAGCATTGCTGCAATCGTGGCGTTAATCCAGAAGGTGTTGCATTTGGTATTGCGCCTCTTGCTAATGCGCTTGCTCGTAGCGATGACCAATCCACTAAACGGCTATTCTTTGATGCACTGATTGGTAAGATTGACCCAGAAACCGCTGTAAAGGCTATGAAGTCTGTCAAGTCCAAACAGGATTATCAAGTCAAGAAGGTTGCAGATAAACTATCAGATGGGCTTGATACGTCTCATAAAGTCATTATCGGATTTGGTGAACCTGAGAATAAATCCTATTTAGGGCTTGTAGCCAACAAATTCTGTGGTAAATATAATAAGCCCACATTCCTGCTGAGAGAGCTAAATAGCACAACATGGTCCGGCTCAATGCGCAGTCCTATTGACTTGCTTGAGACTATTAATAAATCAGGATTGGCCAAATGTCAAGGGCATAGCGCGGCTGCTGGTATCAGCGTGAAGAAGTCCAATCTTAAGCGATTTGCGCGATTCTTAGATGGACTTGATTTGGATGTAGAGCCAGATATTGAAGTGGCGGCTCAGATCAAACCCAATAATATCACACGCAATCTTGCAAATGTGTGTGTAGAAAATAATATCCTAT